GTCGTCTATAGGGAAGGGCCCGTCCTCACCGCTATGAAGCGGGGTGCTGTCCTTATACTTGATGAAGTAGATCGTGGATCGAATAAGCTAATGTGTCTCCAAGCTGTCCTCGAAGGCAAGTCCTACTTCAACAAGAAAAACGGCGAAACCATTACTCCTGCTAACGGGTTTACAATTATCGCTACGGCTAATACAAAAGGTCGTGGCTCTGATGATGGTAAGTTTATTAGCGCCCAGTTACTTGACGAGGCTTTCTTGGAGAGATTTGCCATCACCGTTGAGCAGGAGTATCCTACAATGTCCGTTGAGAAAAAAATCATTCTCAACAAGATGGAACGAGCAGGCTGTGTCGATGAAGACTTCGCTACACACCTCGTTACATGGTCGGACGTTATCCGTAAGACCTTTATGGAAGGTGCAATCGATGAGTTGGTTAGCACTCGCAGGCTGGAGCATATTGTAAATGCTTTTGCAGTCTTCAACGACAAGGTAAAAGCAATCACGCTTTGTACTAATCGCTTTGACGAGGATACAAAGCAAGCATTCATCGACTTGTACAGCAAGGTTGATCCTTCGAATGAAGAGCAGCCTACTTGGCAAGAAGAGATGGCTAATACTGAATCAGAGGTATCATTTTAATGGGAAAGAAAATATATAAGTTCCGTGAGGACGAGTTGATTGAGGAGTTTAAGAAGTACATCGACTCTACTTACAATGCCCACTACGGTCAAGGCGGACTTCAGTCCGCCGAGATCATTGTCGATAGAGGACACGGTGACGGGTTCTTTCACGGCAACATCGACAAGTACAATGGTCGATATGGTAAGAAAGGTGAAACGCCAGAAGAATGGCGAAAGGATATTGTGAAGATTATTCACTACGGTTTCTTAGCACTGTATGAGCATGATCGAAAATATTCTGATGACACAGTTACCATATCTTATAAATAAGATAAGTTAATCATCCATTTTCAGGAGATATAAGAATGGCACACCAAGTACAAATTACATTGACTCGTCCTAATGAATCTGTTTCTTTTCAAGAACAAGACAGCAGTTTTATTGCTGAAACAGCCGCATTGATGGAGGCCAACAATGTGACTGCTGAAAGAACCTTAGACGGTAACACAATGACTATCGTCTATACTGCTCCAACAGAAGCGGATTATGACAACTTCTATGAAGCAATGATTCCTAGGTGGTCTAGCATAGGCACGGTTAGTTATGCAAACGATAACAACATAGTTATCAATACCACAGTATTGTAAAAAGATATTCTGGTTGACTTTTTATTATGATGTCTGTATACTGTATAGACAATATTAACTTTGTGAGATTAAATTATGAAAATTAGTAACGATACACTTTCTGTCCTTAAAAACTTTGCTGCGGTGAACACAAATCTTCTTGTTCGCCAGGGCAATACTCTCTCTACTATTAGCACAGGCAAGAACATTTTTGCTCGTGCTACAGTAGCAGAGACTTTTGATCGTGAGTTTGCAATTTACGATTTGAACAGCCTTCTAGGCTTACTGACTCTCATGGAAGATACAGATGTATCATTCGGTGAAGAGTCTATTACAGTGTCTAAGGATCGTAGTCTGTTTGAATACTACTATGCCGATCCCGAAATCATTGTTGGCGCACCCGACAAACAAATCGAAGTTGATGATTTCTTTAGCTTTGATCTGTCAGCAGAAGACCTGAGCATGATCCACAAAGCAGCAGGTATTACTGCTGGTCCTATGGTGAGTATCATTGGTGATGGCACTAAAGTTACAATTACTGTAGGTGATCCTGCTACACCGAAGAGCAACAGTTTCAAGCAGGTCATTACTGAAACTGATAAGATTTTCAAGGCGCATTTGCAAATTGAGAATCTAAAAGTTCTTCCTGGTGACTATCGTGTTATAATTTCTCAAAAGAAATTTATGCACATGGTGAACACCAAGACTGATGTTAAGTATTGGTTGGCATTACATCAATCATCTGAGGTGTAATATGAATGACTTTCAATTGAACATAAACATCAGAGAAGCAGTTAACGGTTGGTTAGTTGAATTTACAAAGGGAGATGACACAGTTGAGTATGTCTACTCCCGACCTGGACCTGCTATTAGTTTCGCAAAGAAAGTAATGACAGGCGATGTAGAAATTTTCGGAGACGATAATGGGTAGAAAGCAAATAATAAAGTGTCCTGAATGCGGTTCATCTATAGTGAAGGAACGTAATGGTACTTTTGTTATTCCTTGTGCTTGTTTTGGTTATGAACTGCCTCCTAATATAGACGACTTAAAAGTCGAAGAGGAAGGCAGACACATACAACTTGATCTCAGTGATACTACTAAATCTACAGAAAAGTTTGGTAGTTAATTTAATATATATTATGAATGGTGTGAACAATGAAAGATCATTTTCTCTGGGTCGAGAAGTATCGGCCTCAAACTATCGAAGATTGTATCCTACCTGAAAAAACAAAAGCCACATTCAAAGAGTTCCTAAAGAAAGGAGAAGTACCCAATCTTCTCCTTTGTGGTACTGCTGGTACAGGTAAGACTACAGTTGCACGAGCCTTGTGTGAAGAACTAGGTTGCGATTATATCGTTATCAATGGTTCAGATGAAGGTCGTCAAATCGATACCCTCCGAACAAAAATCAAAAGTTTCGCTAGTGCTATCTCATTCGAAAGCAAGACTAAAGTTGTAATCATTGATGAGGCAGACTATCTCAATCGTGAATCAGTACAGCCTGCACTTCGAGCATTCATCGAAACATTCTCTGAAAACTGCCGATTCATATTCACTTGTAACTACAAGCAAAAGATTATCGATCCTCTTCACAGTCGAACTACAGTCATTGAGTTTAGAACTGACAAGAAAGATCAGCCTGTACTTGCAAGCAAGTTTATGAAACGTATGAAGTATGTTCTCGATGCTGAAGGTATCACATACAAGGACAAAGTTCTTGCTGAACTTTTGATGAAATACATTCCAGACTATCGCCGTGTACTCAATGAGTTGCAGCGTTATAGCTCATCAGGCACTATCGATGAAGGCATTCTTAGCAATATATCTGATATAAATACTAAAGACCTTATCTCTTCATTGAAAGAGAAAGATTGGAAGAAGATGCGTCAGTGGGTTGCTAACAATGTTGATACTGATCCTCAAGGCATTTTCCGTTACATTTATGATTCGTTACTTCCTGAGATTAAAACAATCCCTCAAATGGTTTTGTTGATTGCTGATTATCAATACAAGGCAGCATTCGTAGCAGATCAGGAAATTAACCTCACTGCTTGTCTAACTGAAATCATGGCAAGCATACAGTTTAAGGACTAATAAATGAAATGGCCAAGAAACGAAACTCAAATTAAAATCAGACTCGTTTTCAAATCAGGACACACGCATGATATGTGGATCAAAGATTTGAAAATGACACCTGAGGGTAATTTAGAGTGGGAACATCTTGAGGACGACAACTCTTTACTTGAGTTTTCTCCCGATGAGATTGCTGCAATTATAAGAGTTGGTAGTAGGACTAAAACAGTCTGGGAATAAATTATGAGTTTTCTTGAAGAATTGGGACCTCCTGTCGAAGTAGTCGATGAGAAATCTTTTGAAGTAAAAAATAAAAAGATAAGTCCGTTTGATTTTGCTAACAGTATCAGTTTCACAAAAGAGAATCTTATCGTAGACGAAGCTACAGAGAAGGAGTACAATCCTTTCATTGTGAATCGTGCGCTAGGATTTTCTGCTGATACTACTATTCCTGCAAACGAAATGAACTCTCGTCCACACATAGACAGTAAGATGCAGTATGACTTTCTATGTGCGGTCGTTCGCAAAAGTAAACGATACAACAAATGGATTAAGTCTGAAGAAGAAAATTTAGATGCAGTTCAAGAATATTTTGGTTATAGTTTCAACAAAGCGAAAGAAGCCTTGAGAATTCTATCTGATGATGATATTGCAAGCATCAAATATAAGATAACTAGATCAAAAGGCGGCAATCTTTAAAGTTATAAATACATTCAGTTGTAATTATAATAATAAGGTAGATTGAAATGACTGACCAAGATGATTTCTTTAACATTGATTACGAAGGCTATGCGCCTTTGGAAATCCTGTTAGAAGATCCTGAAAACTTTTTAAAAATTAAAGAGACTCTTTCTCGTATAGGAGTGGCGTCAAAAAAGGACAATACTTTATATCAGTCCTGCCATATCCTGCACAAGCAAGGTAGATACTTCATTACCCATTTTAAAGAGCTATTTGCCCTTGATGGTAAAGAAGCAGATTTTACTGAAAATGATATCGCTAGAAGAAATACGATAGGCAAGCTCCTACAAGAATGGGGCTTAGTAAAAATCAAAAATGATACCGATTTGATAACTTGTCCTATGAGTCAAGTTAAGATTATTTCATACAAAGATAAAAAAGACTGGAACCTAGTTCCTAAGTATAACATAGGTAAGAAGCGATAGATTATGCTTAACAATAAGCGAGTGTTTCCCTACTTGTTGCTTTTAGGACAAATAGTGGCGATACTTTCAACGAGTTTAATGCTCAATGCTACACCATGGCAATGGGCAATAACTCTTGGCGTTTATTGTTGTATGATGATTAGTGTGACTATAGGATACCATCGTCTAGCCTCTCATCGTGCGTTCAATTGCCCTCCTTGGCTTAGAAACATACTTCTCTTTTTTGCTGGCATTCCATTCTATGGACCTGCTATGGTATGGGTAGCGAATCATCGTGAGCACCATAGATACTCAGACACAGATAAAGATCCTCACAGTCCTCACTTTAAAGGCTGGTTCAGAAGCTACTTTCTACAAGTTTTATCGCCAATACATTTGAAGTATGTGCGAGATTTGTTAAGACAGGATGCCTACAGAAAGCAGACAAAGTATTATTGGCACATCATAGCAGTGTATGCATGTATTTTATATTTAATAGATCCGTTTGCTGTTGTATATGCTTATCTAGCACCTGCAGGATTCAGTAAACTCATAGGAAGTTTTGTGTTCAGTTACTCACACAGAAACAGAGTAGCAAATGATGACTTCTGGCTAGGTATGCTAACTTTTGGCGAAGGTTTTCACAAACTGCATCACGAAAAAGCAGCCGTACACAGATGGCATAAGTATGATTTAGGTGGAATGTTAATAGAAACTATTGACAACACAAAAAAAGTTTAGTATTATAGTTAAATGATGTATAAATAACAATGCTGATGGCAAGTCGTCAGTGAAGTCCGTCTAGTCTATAGTAAGGATAGAGCGGGCTTGTTATTAGCACCACCCGAGACGCCGCAAGGGTCTCACACATAAAACTCGCTTAATAGGAGAAGCAATATGGTAACTCGTAAGTTTACTGCGGCAGATGTCGCTGATATTTTTGATAATGTTCGTCCATTCACAGTGGGCTTTGATAAGATGTTTCACAACTTGGAAACTGTTTCCGAGATCGCAAGCAACTATCCTCCCTACAACATTGTCAAAACTACAGATGAAGAGTTTGTCATCGAGATTGCGGCTGCTGGTTTTACAAAAGATGAATTTAACATCCATGTAGTACCAGAAGGCAACAAACTTGTTGTACAAGGTGTTCAAGATCGTGGAGAAGACAAAAAAGAATACTATCACAAAGGAATTGCAGCACGAAACTTCACTCGTACTTTTGCA